TTTCAAATTCCTATCAAAAAAGGACCTCATCGCTCTACTGTTCGTAGGTCGATGACGCCCTCGTCTTTCTTTCTCTTAAAAGTCTTGTTATCTAATATATTATGACACTGTATACACACGCCCATGAGGTTCGTCCACTCAAGCCGAAGCTCCCAACCTTCCGGGGTCTTCAATGGTTTGATGTGATGCACCTCGCAGGCTATCCGTCCACAGCCAGGGAGGCCCCCCTCACACTTAAAGCCACACTGCTGCAGCTTCGCCCTGCTTGTCATCTTCCAGGCCTTTGACCTGTAGAAGGCACCCACCTTGGGGTCCCTCCCCTTGTTGTATTCCCTGTTGTACTTCTTGGCCCTGTATGCTGCCTTGCGTTCCTGGGCCTCTACCCTCTCGGCCTCTACTATGGGCCTACAGTCCGGGCAGTATATCGGGCCGTACTCTATCATGCGCTTGCAGCGTGGGCACGGTTTCATAGGCATACCCGCCCCTCCTGTCTTAAAGCTCCCGCCCACCCACCTTCGCCAGCTTATCCTATACCGGCATAACCTGAGGAAAATAAAGAAATGGAAAAAGACCGGAGCCTCTTGGCCCTGGTCTTTTACGATACCATTATACCACTTTTATATATGCCATTCCATTCCCTCTTTTTCGAGGGGTGGAACAGGTGGAACAGATGGAACAGCATTTCCGCTATAACCATAAATAAGGCTGTAATATACACTATACTATTATATTATTAGCCTTATCTGACACTTTTCCCTTTTTATTGTTCCACTTGTTCCACTTGTTCCAGTAGGAATAGAGAAAGCTAGAGAACACAAGGGATTGAGGGGCGTCAGAGGGGTGGAACAGGAACGCGAAAAAGTGGAACAGGTGGAACGGCGCTCTATTCCGATAAAGTGAAAAGGTGGAACAGAGGGGCGCGCCCTGGCCCCTTCTTGTTCCACCTTGTTCCGTTTCTTGTTCCACCTTGTTCCCTCGGTTTTAAAGCCCGAAGTCCTGGTTTAAATTCAATTTTTCAGACTTGTGGTTATACTCTCCGATTGTTTCCCCGTTTAATATAACCAGGTGGTCCGTACCTCTACCGAGTGTGGCCACCTCCAGGGTGCCGGTGTTGATGCCTTTGGCCCTTAGCTTCTCAGCTATAGCGGCGTGTACTTTTCCCTCTTTCTTTATCATGGCCTGGTCGCCTCCTTTTCGGTCTTTATCTCTGGGGCCTCTTTTTCTAGTCGTGCAGGTAGCTGTAGCAGCACTTGTCGCAGGCGGTGTACCCTGCCTTCTTTGCCTTGCTCAGGTCCATCTTCACGGTGTTGGCGCTGTGCAGGCTGGAGCAGGTAGGTGTATAGTGGAACTTCTTGCCCTTCACGGTGATGAAAACATACATTTCACGCGGGGCTGTTTTCGGGGTGTTTTGGGTTGGGGCGGATTTTTGCCCAAAAAGGGCCTTTATCCGGTCAAAAATAGAAGTTTTTTGCATGTTTTTCTCCTTTCGTATGTACCGCAGGTGACAACCTCCTTTTACCACTTTTTCCTCAAAATGTCAAGCCCACCAAAGAAGCCCTGGCGCTGTAGGGCTCCAGGGCTTTGTTCCTGATATTCAATCAAGCATTTCAAACTCTTTTTCTTTCTCCGCCTGCCTATTTTTGAAGTAGTCGATGACGTAGTTCAAGAAGTCCTCGTCCACCCAAATCTCCGTCCCGTGGGGGTTCACATTATCAAAAATAATGATAGTCGCTTTTTTTGGTTCATTCATTTTTTCGCTTAAATTGAGGGCCCTCATTAGCCACGGCTTTCGCTTTTTCTCTACGGCCAGGTTCTTGTCCGCATTCATTCTGCGGACGGACAGCTCTCCAAGTAGGCGCTTTGTATCTTCTATTTCTCTTTTCAATGCCTGCGCTTTTTTCAGTGTTTCCTCTGTCATGTTTACCTCCTTTTCTATACCAATTCTTCCTCCAGCATCCGGTCCACTTCCTCCGCGCTGCGCTGCTGCGCTATAGCGTGGTATTTCTCGTCCAGCTCGAAGCCGATATAGTTCCGGCCGGTTCGGATGCACGCCACAGCCGTGGTACCGGACCCCATGAAGGTGTCAAGTATAACGCCTCCGGGCTCGGTGCTGTCCTCTATCATTTTCACGATCAGCTCCACCGGCTTCTGGGTCGGGTGGACCTTTTCGCCGTTCGTCTTCTTGGCGCCGCTGTTAAAGGCAGCCATCCGCCAGATATTTGTGCCCACGCCGCCTTTGGTCTTTCCTTTGTAGGTGCCAAAAATAACAAGCTCATGGGCGAAGGAGTAAAACGACCCGGGGCCGCTTTTCTTGTCCCAGACTATCATGTTCCGCACCGGCAGCTCCGCGTTGATGAGCGGGAAGTAGTAAGCATACCCGCGCCAGTCTGTAAAGAAGTAGAAGCTGCCGTCGTCTTTCAGCACCCGGCGGTATTCCTGGAACAGCTGCTTGTAGAACGGCGTGCAGATGGCCAAGTCGTTAAAGGTGCGGTTGCTGTTCAGGTTGTCGCTGTTCAGGTTCTTGGCGTTCGTGTTGCAGCCGGCGTGGCCCATGCTGAGGAAGTACGGCGGGTCGGTGATGACCACGTCCACGGACTTGTCCGGGACCGCTGCCAGGCCTTCCAGGCAGTCAATGTTGTCGATATAGTTCAGCCTCATTTTTCTGCCTCCTCCTTTACTATCCTTTCAGCTTCCTGGATGGCGGCGTCCCAGCCCTTGTCGTAGTCGGTTGTCCCGTCGCACCCTCCGGCGTTGTGCAGCTGTTCCACGATGAGGTCCATCGGCTTCCGGGTGTTCCAGGCTTCGACGGCTTCAAACTCGTACTCGTATCGCTCGTTCATTGCGGTGCTACAGTCCGTGCATTTGACCTCCCACCAGTCTGTATATCTATTGTGGTGGTCTTCCGTTACGGCTTCCCCGCCGCAAAAAGGGCAGGGCTTCAATTTTAGGGCGCTCATGGCTTCACCTCCTCCTCTTTCAATTTTTGCAGCGCCTTGCCGTGGATGCGGTGCACCTGGGTCCAGCTGTAATTCATATTCACGGCCACCTGCTCCCAGGTCATGCCGTCGATATAGTACAGCCGGAGCAGCAGCCGCTCCCTCGGTTTCAGCTTCTCGATGGCGCGCTCGATCTCCGCCATAGCTTCGGACAGTGCCGCCTTCTTTGCACTGAGCAGCGCCAGCAGTTTGTCCTCGCGGTCAATCTGTTCCTCCCGGGCATAGTTCTCACCGGAGCCGCCGCGAGGCATACCGTCCAGGCGCGGAGAGCGTGGGCTGTACTTCTCCCACTCCAGCGTCTTGATTTTTTGCTCCAGGTGGTCCTTCTCTCTTTTCATATCTCTGTAGGCTTTCAGCCGTTCCTTGGTCATCCCTTTGCCTCCTTCTCCTCTATCAGTCGCAGCGTACCGGTCCCGGGGTCGTATTCCGCACTAAAGCGGAACGGCTTCGCCGGTGCCTCGGTCTTCTGCTGCATCTTCTCCCACAGGTCCGCATCCAGCTCGACGGTGCGGAACCGGTACCCGCAGTCGATACACTCCCGCCGCCGGCGAACGCTCTCCAGGTCGGGCCTGCTCTCGAAGACCCGCGTCTTTCCATCACATACCGGGCAGGTCATTCTTTTGCCCTCCTGTTCCAAGCTGTGCGAAAATCCGGGTCCGCGTTGACCCTCATCCCTCTTGATAGAACGAAGCGCTGCTCCCAGTTAAGAGTGAGCCCGCAGCCCGTGCACCTTATCTCGGTTTCTTCACTATCCAGCCCGATTTTCCAGCTGATAATTCGAGCGGGCGCCTCGCATAGTGGGCAGGGTTTCAGGTCTTTCTCGTTTTCTTCCATAGTCATATACATGGCGTCGCCTCCTTTTCTTCGTGTCCTTTGCACGGGTACTCCTGCTTGAAAAAATACGGGTAAGGGACCGGCACGCCTATGTCGTTGTAATACTCCGTGTAGTCGCAGTAGTCCAGCTCCCCGGTATCTTCTGAAAAGTCAAACCTCTGAACATCGCCGGAGCCTTGGGTC